TATCACAAGACTGCACCGGAACTCGTAATGGTTGATTCCGGTGACAAAGAAAACCTACGGAGAGCGCAACGAGTCTCTAACCGAGCCCGCTGAACAAGCGGGTTTTTTTATTTAACGGTTATGGTCGTAGATAGTTTTCTATCTGTGGTGGTAAAATAAAAAGTTTTTGCCACTTTTCCAGTTTGGAGGGAGACATATGCACCGGCTGTGCCAGGGGTTCCATTTGTTATTGAAATTGATGGAACTTGTGTTATTTTATCTTTTGGATCGGTACTGGATATTGTAAAAATATATCCACTCAACGACGGATCAGACAAAACAAGTTTTAAAGTCGTATTTACTGTTGTTGGAATATCTGTTATAGCATTTCCGTCTATTGTGAATGTCTTTGAACCTTTTATGGTTTCTATTTTTACGGTTTCACTCTTAAATGATGTTTTTGGTCGTAGTGAAAGTGCTATGCTCAGATTTTCTGTTGCCAGTGTTTCACCAGTTGTAACTTCTACTGTGCTTGTTATTCCCTGTAATAAAGTTGCTGTATTTGAAGTTAAAGCCGCAGTTACATCAGAGACATTTATGTCATCACAAGTTGTGTTTTCTGTATATGATGAACTAACTGCGTTTAGTTTTTTTGCCCGTTCTGCACACAGAAAATTGTTTTGACATGGGAAACAAGTAGATGAATTATTTGCAAAAACTGTAACACAAGTTCCATAGGTCTTGTCTAGTTTTGCGGAATCTGTTTGTGGATCACCAGTAAAATACAGATTAACCAACACTGGTTGTCCTATTAAGTTTTCGTCTGTTACTGTTCCATCAACTTGAATTGTTTCATATCCATCAGTGTCGGTAAACAAATCAATTATCTTTAGTTTTTTCCATTTATTATTTGATGTTCCAGAAAATTCAATATAATCATTGATCTGAACACCCATTCTTTTGAATGAAAAAAGACCATTCGATAGAGTATTTTTTATGATGTTTGATTTTTGTTGAGTAGATGATACTCCACCAGTTTTAGATAACTGTGGGATTGTTGTAAAAAACTTTGGAATGTATGAATCTTTTTTACTGCTCAATCTCGATGTAGATACAACACTGGCTTTTACAATTTTCCCTTGCTCAAAACTTTCAAATGTATATGTTCCAGATATGTCTGCTCTTATCTCTGAACCGTCTTCGACATAAGTTGCATTTGATACGGAAAATGTTTGACCTGCATCTAATGAATTAAAGAAGGAGGAGACATACGACAAATCATCTTCATTCTTCGAATTGCTATAATCGATTATTGCTTTTGTTTGATTCGTGTAAAACAAAATAGACGGAGTAGAAACCAAAGTTCTGTTATTTTTGTAATAGTAACTTTGTTTGGCAGAGAACACCAACCCCAAAAAGACATCATTGCCAACGAGATAGAATGATCTCTTATCTGTTGACGATAATGTTCTTTTGGTGTTTCTTTGTCCTGACATATTATGAGCCGATGTAGTTCAATACTTGTGTGCCACTAACTGATGCTGCATATATTGCATTTAGGTTTGCACACTCTACATAAATGCTCTCTCCTGGCTCTAGAGGATATCCTGCGGTGTTATTTGTTAGCAGAGCAGGACTTCCGACATATATTGTGGAATTGTTTTCTGAGTTTGCTTTCAAAGTAACACCAACACGAAGAGCAGTGTTTGATTCAAGAACAGCAGCACTTGATGTGAACGACTTAGACCCGCTTATGATCCTTGCTGGTCTTGTTATTTCTGAAATTTTTGCTCTGAGATTACCACTAGTTATATCTGTCTTCAATGCAGTTATTGAAGAAGTGTTTGTCTTAATGTCTGTTAGTGTAGAAACTAGTGGTCGAGTTGTCGAAGTTAGAGCATCAATAATTCCAGAATCGTTGATATTAATTTCGTTCGATACGCTAACATCTAGAGGTGTGGTTGCCGTTACTTCAATTGCTCCACCATTTTCACCTTGAACAACTACTGGTGTTGCTCCAGTTATACCTTTGATAAAAATTGGAGTTGCTGCGGTATTTTGAACACCTACAGTTGCACCGACAGTTACGGTTGCAGTAAATCCTGCATTCTTGATGAATACATCTAATGCATTACTCGTTGAATTTAGTGTAACACCAGCAGAATCATAAATTCTAGTAAGAACTTTAGATCCATTGTCAGAACCAAGAACTGCTACTGTATCTGTTACTGCGTTTAGATATCTTCCACCGCTAATTGTAACGGTTCCAGTAACGCCAACTATATCTGTACTAGACGAAAGGCGGCGGCCGCCTGTTACCTCAACCGGATAGACAGTTGCGCCGCTTGATCCTGCTCCGCCAACGATTATTGGTTGCGTAATACGAACGGTTCCTGTTATACCGACAGGAACACCATTCGTGATTCCTTGAATGTGTCCTGTTACACCAAGAAAAGCGCCAGTTGCTCCACGGATATAAACAAAACTTCCGGTTGTTCCTGTGTTGGAAACGGTAACAGAACCAGTTACATTTCCTGATATACCTAAAACTGTGCTTGGATTTGTTGAATAAATATTAACAGGAAGTGGTGTGCTTTGTGAAACTCTGAATGCTTCCGCAGTAGTTCCCCAAACCATCTTACTGAGTTGGATGTGTGCAGCAGAGGCTCCGGTATTGACAACTAAGTAATCTGTTGCTATACTTGCGGTGTTTCCTGAAACATCAATATTCAGATTTGGATCAATGTCTGGCATTAATATTCTCCGTATTATGTAAAGTATGTATAACTATTGAAATAGGACTAGAAATGATATTTGACACTGAAAAGCAACAATTGTTTTGTAAGAAGATAGAAAATCATGTAAAAAAATGGAACGGTACTTACTTAGAGGCAGTTATTGCTGTAACTGAAGATATGGAAATCGAGCCAGAAGCGGCGGCCAAGTATCTAACTAAGCCAATTATCGAAAAGATTCAGGAAGAAGGCAGACAGATTAATCTGCTTCCAAAAATTAAAAATAGACTTCCAATTTAACGAACTCCTGATATAATACATATCATGTTCGTGGCGGGTAGTTCCCGTCTTTAACATCAAACCGTGGGTAGACCCCACAAAGGAAAAGTATGTCATTTAGCGATTTTAAGAAGAAGGCAAAGACAAGCATCAGCGATCTTACTAAGGCTCTAGAAAGCCTTGATGGTAAGAAGGATTACAAGGATGATCGTTTGTGGCGTCCCGAGCCAGATAAGTCTGGTAATGGTTACGCCGTTATTCGTTTCCTTGCAGCACCAAAGGACGAAGAACTGCCCTTCGTTAAGGTTTACTCTCACGCATTCCAAGGCAAGTCTGGTTGGTTCATTGAGAATTGCCTCACTACTAACGGTGGTAAGTGCCCGGTCTGTGAACTAAACAACGAACTATGGAACAGCGGGATTGAGTCTGACAAGAACATTGCCCGTGAGCGTAAGCGCAAGTTGACTTATGTTTCTAATATCCTTGTCATCAAGGATGAAGCCAATCCTCAGAACGAGGGTAAGGTGTTCCTGTTCAAGTACGGAGTTAAGATCTTCGACAAGATCAAGGAAGCCATGTATCCTGAGTTTAAGGATGAGGCTGCAATCGATCCATTTAATTTCTGGACTGGCGCAGACTTCAAGTTGAAGATTCGCAAGGTTGCGGGTTATACCAACTATGACAAGTCTGAGTTTGCTCCAGCCTCACCGCTGTTTGGTGGAGATGATGCCAAGTTGGAGGCTCTGTGGAACAAGCAATATTCTCTCCAAGAGTTTGTTGCTCCAAAGAACTTCAAGGAGTATGGTGATCTCAAGACCAAGTTGTACAGCACCCTAGGCGATGATATCCGTTCGAGTGTGATGGAGAATCAGACTCGCGCCGAGGATGAGGAGACCCCGAACCCTTTTGATGCTCCCAGTCGCAGCAAGTCACCACCAAAGAAGAAGGAACCGGCTCCAACCGATGAGCCGGGTGAGGAAATGGATAGCCTCTCCTACTTCCAGAAGTTGGCTGATGAGTAAAGAAGAAACCCCCAGAGATGGGGGTTTTTTCATTATCCTAATCTTATTCTCCATTCAGGAAGCATTGAAACATAATCTGATGTCTTCCTGAATATATCGTATTCATATGTTATTGTATTAATTGTTGTGGGTGAAGCAGAACGACCATTCATGTTCATATTGATCATTGCTGGTTGTCCACCATCTTGCATCGGTTGATCGTTTGATTGCTGTGGTGGTTCGTTTCCTGCTGGTGTTGGTGGTTTTGGAGACTCTAACTGTTTTGCTAGATTTTGATTTTTTACTGGTTCTACTGATGGTAGTGGATTTGTTTTTTGTGCTTCTACTGGAGATGTCTGTTCCAGTTTTGTTTCAACGGGTTTAATATTATCTTGCGGTGTGATTTGATTTTGTTTTATTGCCTGTGGCTCGACATTTTCCATGTTTCTTCCCTGTGCATATGCAGGGAGATTCAAAACTGGTTTACCATCTTTGTCTTTTACTATTTTATTTGTTATTTGGTTTGTTTGAGCCATAACCAACAGTTGTCTTTTATCTTGCGGAGAAAGATTGACTAGAGACTCTGTTGCTTTTGGTTTGACTGTTGCTGGTTCTTTTGCTTTGATTTCAGTTTTCGAGAGAATGGTTGACATAGGAAATGCAGAAGAAATCATTTTTTGTATCTTTGGTGCTATCTTTGGTAGAGCAGTAACACCAACACCACTAACAATTTTATTAAATTGACTAAAAACAGCGGGAATGTTCTGTTTTGGTTTTTCCAAAGCAGACACAACTGGTTTTGACTGTACAGTCTTTTGTTGTTCTACTGGTTTTGTCTTCTGTGGTTGCTTATTTTCTGCTATTTTTTCCATTTTGCTGAATGGAATAACTGTTCCAGTTGCATGAACTATCTTTTCGGGACCATCTTCACCAACTAATGCTGCCTCTTTTGGTGCTGTTGGATTTTTCCCACCCAATAGTGTTATCTTTGCACCATCAGAACCTCCTGCCTTTGTGGCCTTTGGTTCTAATTTTGCTAAAATAGGTGTCAATACATTCTTAATTTCTGGTTTTGCCAACTTCAGCATGGGTGTTTCGTTGGTTTTTCCTAGTTTTGACATGATTGAAAGCGGAACAATGTTCAATTTAGTCGTAGTTGGTGTAAATTGAAGAGGGTTGACTGTTGTTTTTTCTTCAGTCTTTATTGGTTTTGTTTGTTCTTCAACTCTTTGTCTTGGCTTTTCTGTTTTAGGCAGAGGAGAAATAGCATTTACTGCTGTATCTACCGCCTTTAGAGGAGTTTTTAGAAATGGAATGGATAACTTTTTGATGTTTTGCGTCAAAAACTTTTTAATCTCGCCAAGTCTTGGTGATTTTGTGTCTTTTTTCTTATCCATTTGCTTTTTCGTTCATTTCTTTTATGTAATTCCTCATCATTTCTATGAATAAATTCCTTTCCCACGGAATCATTCGTTCAATTTGTTCTAACGGTACTTTATGCTCGAAGAAAACTTGGAAATTCAGTTTAAACAATACTCCTAAATCTGCATGACCAAGTATAATTCTAAAAAATCGGCAAATCCTCGTATTGTCACAGTCCTAGAAACACGATCACTGGTAACATATGTGATATCTTGTTGGATTGTTGGTATTTCTTTCAAGAAATTCAATAAAGTCTTGAACTGTTTTGCTGTCAGTTGTTCTATGAATTGTAGAATCTCGTCAAGTGGCACATCAGAAGCATAAAGGTTTTCTTCGCCCGCTTGCACTTCCTTCACACACATGGCAAGTAACTTAAAAACCTCATCTTCCTCTTCTTTGATGTCAAATTTGCTTAAAGACAGGTATGTTTCTAGTGTTGGAACTTGCATAGTCACTGTAATATTGTTGTCCAACTTGATTTTTGTGTTTACTTTTTTGCTCGTTAGTTTGACATTTCGTATATCAATGATCGCATTTACTTTTTCATTAGTTGCTGGGCAAGTAATCACACATTCAACCGTTTCGCCGAGTGATTTTTCTCTAATCTTCACAAAAAGATACTCAAGGTCACAAAATGCTAGATTTTTAGCATCATTGTTTGGTAGTCCTTCGCAGCACGAATTAACCACATCCTGAACGGTTGTCATTAGGTTTTCAAAAGAAGAAGTCTGCTTTGCAATCATCAAATTCTTCTCTTCACGGACAACAAATGGTCTAAACACTACTTTTTTCTGTGAATATGGAAGAAGTTCAGTATACTTTGGAGTTTTTTCAATCAATAATTCTTTAAACATAATATCTAATCCTTTTAATTATTTATTCAGGGGGTAGTGGTGTTGTTTCCAGAGAATATAGTGTACTTCGCACACATAATATTCACCATAAAACGAACCGGAGCATTTAGTGATGCTGCATCAAGTTTTGTTGGAACTACCTGTATTGGTATGCATTGTTCAAGTTGATAAACTATATTTGTAAATGCAGATCCACCAGAACCATTTGTGGACAAAGCATTGATTGCAATTGTTCCTGCTATCTCATCCAATAAACGAACTTTATTTCTGGTAAAGCAGTATGACTGCCAATCCTCAAAATACTTACGAGTTTTCCATGTCTCTTCAATTATGAATTGAAAGACATTAGAATTGACTTTATAACCGATACTTGCTGGTATTGGTGAAGCCATTCCAGATAGATAATCCTCTCTTACCCGTAAAAACTTTGATGGAACTTGCGCCATGTCACAATGCAGATGGATATTTTCTGCGTTTGGTCTAGTTACAGCGATACCAAACCTACTTGCGTGCTGAACACCGGTCGTGCTGAGATCACTCATTATTGGACCGGGGGCAACTGTTCGACTGTCTATCATGTATTTTTTCC